ATAGATGGTTGTTTTTGCTTGACTTGACGCCGCAATGCCCACACCAGCTTTGGTTTTGTTTGCATTGCTGTCAGTTCTTCCGTAAAGGGACATTGACGTGTGCTCCGATATTTAATATTATCTGTATTTTATTTATAAAAAATGGGGACCTTCGTCCCCAAGTATCACGCTTCTTCTTCGCGTGTCATCATTGCTTTCTTAACAACTTCCAGGAGTTGATCGTCCATGTCAGTCTTGGTTAGCTTAACCGCTTTACCCAAGATAATAAGACAGATCTCAACCAACTTTTCACCGAGTTCTTCGTTTTCTGGAATTTTTTTGACAGCATCGGAAATTACCTTTGATGCGAGTGGGAGTAGAAATGCGAGCATGGTATGACCCTCAATGAGCCATACTATTTATTGATTATCAGGTTTGCTAACCATTCCTTTCCGCCCATCATTTACGACAGGCATAATTTCTACAGGAGATTTTTTCTTTTTACCTTTTTCTTTTTTATCTTCGCAACCGCAATCTTCTAGAAGTTTTTTATATGTTTTCATTTTTTCTTTGACATGCCGATGATTTTGGAAACTTTCTTACGACGCATGTGAAGATACTTGTCAGACTTATCTACATCACCATCGTTGTCGATGTCCTTATCTTTACGATCAGCGTGCTTACCCTTAAGTTCTTTATGATTTACGGGGTCAAGTTTCTTTTCTTCAATGTGCTCAACTTCTTCTTTCTTTGCAGTTCTCGCACTCTTCTTAAACGCATCTTTTGCAGGATAGTCTTCCGAACCAGGTTTTGCTGGTGCTTCTCCTCTCTTTCTCTTTGCATGAATATTAGCATAAAGTCCTTTCTTCTCGGATAGTTCCTCACCATCATGAGTAACCTCATCGCCTGCTTTTACACAGTTAGGAACAACCTTACCATTTTTCTTTTTGGTTCCCTTTGCTTTGTATCCTTTCCAGCATGTAGAAGCACCAACATTTTTACGTGCAGTTTCCATGCTTCCTTCTACAGCATAGAGACGCTTCTCTAGAACCCAAGTTTCACCATCAATCTCATACTCTTCAGTCTCAAGAACTTCATACTCAACTTCTTCAGCAGCAGGTGCAGCAGCAGGAGCAGACTCTTGACCAATGTAAGAACCTTTTTTTGGTGTTTTTCTACGCTTGGTAGTGTCTTCAATTTCCGCACCATTAGATTGTGGATCCATTCCATCAAAAGGTGCTTCATGTAAATTCAGTTCCACTGGTTCAGTGTTCTGGAATCCTTCGCCATTCATCCAGCGACCATATGCTTCCATCAATTCAGACGAAAACCCATCATTGTTATTGACTGTATTAACTGGCTTCTGATACTTCATTGTTGTAGAAAGAGGTTCTTCTGTGTTTATTTATAGATCTAATATTCTTAATCCATTCACGAAACATATTCTGATCTTCTGTAATAATGATGGCATAGTTACCACCTACCCTATGGATATATCCTTTCTCCCCAGTGCGAGAAGACATAACAATATCACCTTCTTTGAAGACCTCTTCCTGTCTTTGTTCTTGACGGATTGCTTCTTCTCGTAGTTTTTTAAAATCTTTCATTTGAAATTTTTTGGTAGTAGCTTCTGAATTTCATTCATTAATTCTGCACAATCTTTATCAGATAGTGTCCTCGGAATACCTTTTCTGAAAGTTACAAAATCACCCGCAAATGCTGCGCGTCTCATTTTTGTTCCAGAAATGGCAAACGTATCACCATCAGCATCTCTACTTCCAGAAGATTTAATCTCAATTTTTCTGAAAGAGAATTCTGTTCCGTTGTATTTATGGAGAAACTGCATGGCAGATACTCTATCAGATCCCACAAGAAAAACTACCTCGTTATATCCTGCCATCATCAGGTCTTGTAAAATTGCTACAGGTTGTTTAGGACCAGAAAAGATTTTACCTTTATGTTCTGGAAACATTTTTTCCATATAAAAAAGTTTTCTATCTGGTGGTAATGGATTACTACCTTTCTTATCTACAGTTTGTGAAATATAAATGCGGTAATCATGAGAACCTGCTGCTTGTTTTACACCAGCAAAATTTTCCTTATGTCCTGTAGTGGGTGGTTGAAACCTACCAAATGTAAAGTAGCAAGTCTTACAATTTAACGCCATTGCTTCTGTAGAGTGAAGTTATTGAATGCAAACTCAAAGCGATTGACAAACTTAATCATACTGCCATCTTTATGCATAACATATCCTTCAGGTGTTGTAACCTTATATCCATTATCAGTCTGGACATAAGTTCTAAACTCTTCCAGATGATCCAGTTTATCTATAACCATTTGCTTAAGATCTTGCAACTCTTTATACAGAGCAATCATTGCCTTAAACTTATAGACATTATCTAGGAGATAGTTCTCACTATTATATACCAGCGCACATTTCTTGGTTCTGTTAGCAACTGTTTTGATCTTTGCCAACTCTTTCTGCATTTTTTCATCATAGAAATTAACTAGAGAGTTAATTGTCTCATCTATATTTGTAATTTGTCTACCAGATTTAACTTCTGAATTAAAAAATTGTTTGATGTAAGAAGATATATGAAATTTAGAATCGCCAGTGTTGCCCATATTGGAAACAAGGTTGTCAAGAAAAGGACCAGCAACAGAACACATGCGTTCTATTTTTTGTACATGATTGTCAAAAACTTGTAGTTCTCTTTTACTAAATCCAACACGATCCATTGGAGTATCATTTTTAATTACTAATGCATCAGTAGAACCAGTTACAGAAGCACCTGCGTGTGCTTGCATTTCAGCAAGAACATTACCAGTGTAATGTGTATGAAATACCACACCAATTTTTGCTCTACTTGCTGCTACACCAATAGGATGATCTGTTGGTATGCCATATGTGATAGTGTTTGGTCTAAATGTATAAAGTTGTTCTCCGTTTACATTTTCTTTTTTTAAATCACTAGTAAAAAGAAGATCTCCTTGCACTACTCCTTTGATATCCAATTCACTAAAGTATCTTAAAGAGAACTTTAATTTTTCTGCCAGGTCTCCCTGGTATAGCATATCAATCTTTGCTTCTGATGCACAAATCTTTGGTTCAGTTTTATTAAATACTGACTTGGTTCCCACAAAGAAGTATCCATGCTCTGGATGCACACCACATATAACAGATGGAGCACCATCCCATTTGGTTTGCATAAACCCAGTACTGTCCTGCTGACCTAACATCTTACGGAGTTCTTTCAAAAAAGATACAGCGGCTTTACAACCATCTACTCCATAGTTAAGCATCTCATCTTCTAGGTGTTCTAGGTGCTTGAGTTGTTTGATGTTTGACATTAGTCCTCTCTATCTACTCCTCTTTCAATTGAACCAGGCCATGGAGCAACACTCATCTTTAATCCAGTTGCTAGTTGTGTACCAGAAAATTTAAATCTAATCTGAACAATTTGTTTGGTTCCTGCTTTGACTCCAATAGTATATCCTTCATCACCACCAAGTTCTTCATAAGTCAGAGGAAGATTTTTCTTTACCAGTGCTTCAAATTTTGCATTGGATAAAGGATCATCTACTGTGGCTTCTATGTTTGTTAAGTTTGCATCAGATCTTCCAGTAACTTTTACATACTTTGGAAGTTTATCTGTATCTAAAAGTTCATCAAGTATATACATCTTGATGTCTATATCACCAATTTTTTTAAATGCATCGATGAGTATTTCTCTACATCCACCGAGTATTTGTTTGGTATATTTTTGATTAACTAATAACCATTCAGGATCACCTTTTTTATTATTTTTTGTTGGTTTCTGCAGTTCTTTAATTTTTTCTTTATTTAAATATTTTCCTTTATATGGAACACCAGACTCTTTATGTGCAGATGCAACACCTTCTTCTAACAGTTTCTGAAAGACACCAGGTTGTTTGATAAAGGTTTCAATCTTACCCATGCCAGGATTTTTTACTGGTGCCTCCTGTGTCAAAGTTTTAAGCAGAGATTTTGCAGACAATCCAAGATGAGGATCTTCATATCTAGTAGAATTTTTAAACTCTACTAATATATCAGTTGGATTGTTTTTACTTTCTTCAACATAAAGATGTGAAAATTTTCCTGGCAAATTTTGATAATTGAAATCAGATCTAGCAGTCCAATACACATTCCTTACACCAGAATACCCATGGCGATTTGCCCATTTTAAAAACTCCTCTGCCATTTTTTCTGCTTGGAGAGTTCTTGCTTGAAGTTCTGCTGGTTTCTTCTGGAGTTTTGCTACACGGTCATCATACACTCTTTTATCACTTGCATCTAAACCACCACTCCATTTCTTTCCATTCAGGACCCAAGCGCAA